TTTTCCCTTGCCTTCACCACAAAAGCTACCCCTGCGAAGTCACCGCCGTCCCTCTTCTCCAAAATTAGCATGTCATCCCCTCCCCGGTTGTTGAACATAGTTGTGGCCGTACTAACCTGCATCTCCCCTGCCTAGCCTTCTGCCTTCATAAATGCCTTGCCCAGCATAGTAAGATGCTTGCTGGCTCCGCGTTTTGCGTCCACCAGAAAACCGCCATGGACTACGATGTGGTATGCCGTTTGGCCAGACCAATAGCCAGAAGCTTGGTCGCGCAAGGTTTTGAGTATCTGCTTCCGTTTTGCTTTAACGCTGCTGTTAGTTGACGCGCCGAAGTCTGTGCCTTCAAAAAGATCCTCAATATATTTATCTGTTATATCCACGCTCATCTCCCCTGGTTTTTGTTTTGTGCATAGCTCACGCCCTTTCCCCCCGCGACGAAGCAGGGGTACTCGGTTCCCTTAGCCTTGACTGCTCAAGACTCCCACCACCTACAAGACCGGATCAGGTGATGGTTCCCACAGGACAGAAAGTTTATAGTCCTCTGCCACCCTTCCGATTCTTTCCGCTATATGCGGATGCCGATAACGAATCGTCGGGGCCATGACTGGACTTTTGAACTTGTCGCTTGGGGCGAAGGTTGCCGGGCAGGCATTGCCTTCTGGATTTCGCTGCCAGCCTTCCCCGGACACTTTGCCGGATTTGCTAAAGGTCTCACTGGCGGGACCAGGGCAGCAAATAAAAAGGGGGCCACCGTAATCGGTAGCCCCCGTGAGCCACCTAGAAGTCCTTGTCGCCGATAAAGCCTTTGGCCGGACGCTCTCGCGAGACATCCCTTCTAGATAGTGTGATTTAATTGTGTCTTTATCTGCAACAAGGAGACACAAGTCTATCACATACCGCCGCTATTGCAAGTCTAATCCTCAGTCTTCGTGGCGTCAAACTTTGGACTTGCCTTGATCTCGTACAACTTGGCAAACACAGCACTTACGCATTCCGACATCTCCCTTGCCACGTCAATGTCGCTTACCAGAGTCATCGAGGAGCCTACCGTCCATCTCCCCAGGTTTCGCATGAGACATATCACAACGGAATCATAATTCCATCCCGGAATCCTACATAGACCTTCTATCTTGCCTTCGGATACCTCAATCCTCATCTCGTCTCCCTTTCGCTGTTACCACCCCTTGGTGCTGGAAATCAAGGCTAATCATTGCCTCCTCGGAGTCTACCTCACCACCATTCCTGGAAACTTACTTCTTCACCATAGTAGCCGTTAGACTCACCATACCACCGGATCGTGACTGCGCCCTTGATGGTGGCCAGCTCGTAGAACGTCCATGTCCACGACTCGTCGCACTCCTCCTTGGGGTCCTCGCTGTTAGACCGTTCTTCCGCCGCGAGAATAGGAGCCCCGATAAGATCGTTCAAGTCTCCGCAGATGTCCTCGACAGTCACACTCTCGCAACAGTCCTGATCGTGGTACATCCTATACTTTGTGCCATCGTCGCAGGTGAAGATAATCTCTTCTACCGTATTGCTGATATCCGAAAGGGTCTTGCCTTTCAACACTGCTAATTCGCACATCCTCGTCTCTCCTCTTGGTTAGTTGCTGCGCCCCTTTGCCGATGGTGGGAGGCTAAATAGAATCAATCTCATCAGCGCAGGCTATCAAGGCCTTGCCGAGGAGTCTGGCAAATTCAGGCGACATTGCTGTTTCATATTTGCCGAAATATTCCTCATTCTCTTTGCCTACTGTCATCAAGGCAACTGAGTCTGGACCTTCCGGCCATGGTCGAACGGTCATAAAGCAACCATCCGCAGAATATACCTGTCTCAGAATATCCATTTCAGCTTCCATCTCTCTTCCCTCCCCTTTTGTGTTCCCTCTGTGAGGTTTACTTTTTGGATTCGATCTCCCCGCACTCATCCACACGGTGAAACTTATTAGCCAGTACCCTCAAAGCCTCTTGAGCCGCCTTGACTTCATCATCTTCACATTCAATGCGGCAGAAGTGATAGGCGAGTTGCGCTGAAATCTTGACATCCACTTTCACGCCTAAGCTTCCGCAACATAAGGGCCACGACGCAAAATCAAGGTCGGCATCGCGCAGGTCGGCACCGCGCAGTTCGGCATCGCGCAGGTCGGCATCGCGCAGGTCGGCACCGCGCAGGTCGGCATCGCGCAGGTCGGCATCGCGCAGGTCGGCACCGCGCAGGTCGGCACCGCGCAGGTCGGCACCGCGCAGGTCGGCACCGCGCAGGTTGGCACCGCGCAGGTCGGCATCGCGCAGGTTGGCACGTTTGCCCTCACTTTCATTGTTCAGCCACGACAAGTGCAATTTTAATACTACCATCAAATCCATACTGTCCTCCCCTGTTATTGTTCCCTCTGTGTGATTTAAGTTATAGCCGCTGTGTGACTTTATGTCAACACAAAAAAGACAAAAAAGAGGAGGCCCCCTCCGCCCAGATAGGGGCCTCCTCTCATATTGCACCACACAATATGTTCTCCACTATGGAGAGCTACAACCTAATCGCATCACCTCCTAGCTGCTCTACCATTTTCCTGATGGTGGGAAGATGGTGGCTAGATGCCAACCTCCTGCCACACAATCCCATCACAGTTCTCCCCAGCCGCTTGCACATACGAGCAAGGTGCACCCTCTGCGCCTGGGTGGTTGCAGTCGCAGCCGAGGCAAGACTCGGTGGGGCTGTCTACGGGTACGATGATGCGGTTGTCTTTGGTGATGATAGCTCTCATTTCTCTTCCTCCAATTATTTCGTCTTATTACATCGTCCAATTATGCTATTCAGTGGTATCGATATCGCGTCTTCATCTGACCATCCAAGGCGCAATCTATCTCTTATGACGCTAGATTTAATTCCCACTTTTCTGCCCCATTCTGCTGCAGTCATGGTTACTCCATCCATCGTAAGCAAGACATTCTGCCTTGAATTGTTGGCCTGTGTAACCCAATCTGTCCACCTGCAATTACTGGGGCAATAATTTCCACCGTTATCTATCCTGTCGAGTGTAAGCCCCTTGCCATATCCTGCGCTTTTGGCCCATGTAGAGAATTCAATATAGTCCATCCATTCTATGCATACCGATATACCTCTCCCACCATAATTCTTAAACTCTTTATCGTTGGGGTTGCTGCACCTAAATCTCATTTGTGACCAAACAGCGTATAATGGTGTTGTTGATTCGCCATGTGTTTTGGAATTTATGGATGCTATCGACTTTTGCAGACACCCGCAACTAAGAGTATTTCCATATTTCAGAGACTCACCGTTTATTATCTTTGGCTTTCCACACGAACACATGCACAACCACCTTGTTGCGGTGCCCAACCCATATCCTTCGTATTTCAAGACTGATAGTCTAGCGAATGTCATGCCTGTCATGTCATAGCACTTGGGGTTAATGTCGTGGCTGTTGGCATCTCTATGCGCCCTTGAAAGTCTATGTTTTATCACTTGGGCACCTCCTTTACCGGAAGCCCTGCCAATGCGTCCCAGTCTCTCCGCTTGGGGTTGCTGGCTATAGCGTTAAGGCCTCCGGGAGTCATGCCCCATCTTTCTGCTATGGCCTTTAGGTTCCACCCGCTTCTTCTCGCTTGCGCTGTGTAGTCCTTCATTTTAACCTCCTTTCGATTTCTTGAAGATACTACACCTGATTGCACTTTTCAAGCGAAAACTACATAGTGGTAGAGTTATGTAAGATGTCGTCCTGATGGATGAATGCTGTCGTTACTGCGAGATCGCCACATTCATTCTTGATGCCATTTCCTGTCAACATGGCCCATGTCACCTCCAGGTATTCCTCCGTCATGAGTAGCCACAACCTGAGTTTAGATAAGCCATTTGGGCTAGGCTTGACCGAATTCTTAGGATCGTCAATCCTGTCGAACGCCTCCTGCATCAGATCCCTGACTGCTGACTTCTTCCGCAGCACTGCGGACCTGTTCTTTGCTTCGCTCATTCTTCCCTCCCACATGCCATCAGAGCGTTGGTGCCTATGGTGGCAAGAACGGAATGGCGGTTGATGAAGTTGGTGATGCTCTCGGTGAGCTGCCCGGTAACGACTGCGGCCTCCTTGAGCTGTGACTCCATGTCAGCGTTGCGGGCTTCCAGCCTGTCGAATGCTACCAAGATGAGAGTCCTTGTTTTCAGGTCCATTGGTGTGCCTATGGTGAGTTGAATGAGTGCTTGTTCAAGGGTTGTCATGTCCTACCTCCCGTTTCCCTGTGCTCTCTTGATTGCCCCGAAAACGTACTCGCTGACTGACTGGCTTCCCCTTGCTGCGTCGATGGCCTCTCGTTCTCCTTTGGTCACTCGGAAGCTGACGATGTGGATCTTAGGGTCTTCTACGGCTTTGCCCATGATTGCCTCCCCGTTACTTGGACTTGTCGTGATCGTAATAAGCGCAGAAAAATGAGCATTTCGTTTCAATTCGTTCCACTATGCCTCCATCCCACCCAGCGCTTATTTCGATATCCATACCTTCGCCGGGCAGACCATCGCATATTCCCACGGAGTCTTCGGGGAGGTATTGGTTACTCTCCTTCAGCCATGTCCATTTTTTGCATGTATCACATCTCATTCGCTGACCTCCACCTATTCCCCTGCTTTCTTGTCAATGCCCAGAGCCTTACGCATAACACCGATGAAGGACACCTTTTCCTTCTTGCTCGATGTGCATAAAACATCCTTTCCATATACAGGCTCACATATGCCAGGTTCGTACCCTCCAATGCCCGCGTGCTTGCAACGAAAGCCCACTATTTCCCTCTTAATCATCCACACCCCCCCACATGACTGGTCATGTAACACCCGCAATGTTCAACAAATTTGTCTCCATGGGAAGTTGCACTCTCTCCCCCAAAGACCACGCACCCATTCAGATACACGCTATGCCATACCTTTGAACAGATAGGACATATTTGCTCGACAACCTTGACGCCTATATTGATCTCCCCATCAGCATCTACCCGTTCCCCGAGAGACGGTATATAGTGGCCCCTCTCATGTAGAACCTCGGCCCGTATCTTGGTCATATCGTCCCCCTATTCCCATGCGTATTGTTACGCCTGAGTTCCAACGAATTTGGTAACGAACACCCGTACCGTCTCTATCTCTCTGATGTTGTAGATGGCAGCAAGAGCAGCTCGGAGGGCCTTAGCCTCGTACTTCCATTCGTCACGCTGCTTCTTCATTACTTCAAGATCGCTCATCTTTTACCTCCCTTGTTCACCAGTTGGTGCCTTCAGGCACGTTTTCATAACTTGTTATTTCGCCATGCCACATCATCTTGACCGTGCCAGTTTCGCCATTGCGCTGCTTGGCTACTATGGCCTCCCCTCTCTTGCTGTGCTTGTCTATGGTGCATGTGCCCTTCTTGCAATCATCGCAATACACGGACTCTCGGTAGGGAAAGATGATCAGGTCTGCATCCTGCTCAATATCGCCCGAAGACTTCAGGTCAGACATGAGGGGCCGCTTGTCGGGTCTGTCATCGACTTTCCTGTTGAGTTGGGCGATAAGAACCACGGGAACATTAAGCTCGCTGGCCAAGCCCTTCAGGGATCTCACCGCATCCCCCACGGCTTCGGGTGTTGAGTTGGCACGGCCTAGACGTATATACCCCAGGTAGTCGATGATTATCATGTCAAGGCCGACATTGCGCTTGCGCCTCCTGGCGTATGCCCGTATTTCCATCACCGACATGTTTTGCCTATGAACGACATGGCACGGCAGCTTTACAGTTTTCTCAAAACCGTTGGTTATCCTGTCCCAATCGTCATCCCTGAACTGTCCATTTCTCATCCGCTTGGAATTAACTCTACCCTCTGCGGAAATGACGCGCTCAACTAATTTTCCTTCGTCCATCTCAAAACTGAAAATAAGCGTCTTATGACCAATCTTTGCCGCCCCCCTTGCTACCCCTACCGCGAAGGCAGTTTTGCCCATAGACGGCCTTCCAGCCACTATGATGAGGTCTTTACGCTGGAACCCAGCAGTGATTTCGTCGAGGTCTTCGATGCCGGTAGGGATGCCCGTCATGCCCCCGTCATTATCATGCCTGTCTTGCAGGTCTTTAGCCACGTCCCGGCAAATCTCCTTGAAGTCTCTGCCGATCGTCTCGCTTGAATCTTGGCCCTCTCTCACGGCTAACATTTTAGATTCGGAGCTGTCGAGGATCTCGTCAAGGTCGCTGTTGATGTCGTATCCCATCGCCATAACCTCTTGGGCTCCGAGTATCAGTTTGCGGCGAGTGGATAGCTTTCTGATGGCCTGGGCGTAATGAACGATCTTACGAGACAGGGTGATAGGGTTAACGATGGCTTCGACGTCATCAAGCTTCAGACTGCCGTTGGATGCCGTCATGACGGTGGGGAGATCCGGTGGAGTTCCCACGGAGTCCAGGTCAACGATCAGCTCCCAAATCTTACGATGGGTGGGGAAGTAGAAGTCTTCCGATTTCATCCATGCCACTTGACCGAAATATTCAGGCATGTGGACGATGTTTGAAAGCAGCGACTCCTCTGCTATTTTGCTGTGGGGTGGCGCTTGGAGTTGCTGCATTAGAATTCCTCGTTGAGAGCTGCTTTAAGTTCTGGTGAAAGTGGCTTCTGTTCGATTTCTTTACGAGGCGCCACACCCATTGGCATGTAGACCGTCTTCCATCCGTTTGTGGTGGCTCTGTCAAGTTCAACGTTCGGGTCGTGACCGGCAGCGCGGATCTTCTCCAACTCTCGGAGGATGCCCCTGAGTGCCCTCTCGGTGTTGGGCGTCTTTTTCTGTCTCCTTATCTCTAGCAGTCCTGCCCAGGCGTCTACCTCAATCCAATCGGGTGGGGAGAAAGGGATTGGCTTTGCTTTCTTCGGCTTTTTCTCTTCTCCGAAATTCATTTCCATGGTTGGGCATCCATCAGAGTCCAGAGGTTCTTTCTTATCATTCTCCCCATTCTTCTCATTCTTATTTGTGGCGGTCTGCTGGTTGTCTGCTGGCGGTCTGCTGGTTGTCTGCTGGTTGTTTCCTTGGTACTCTGACCAGTTAACTATTGTAATTATTGAGTATTTACCCTTAGCCTGCTGGTTGATTTGCTGTTCTTCCTTAAGGAGAGATATGATTCTCCTGACCTTTGCGGGGGTTAGCCCGAGAGCTTCGGAAAGAACAAATCTTCCGGTTATTAACTGCCCAGGTTCGAGCATCACGGTTTGGCCGTTCATCCTGGCCGACCCCTTTTGATGTCTTGCTCTGAGCAGGAAGTAGATAAAAACCTGTAGGGCTTCGGCATCGAGAAGGATCGAGCTATGAAGGAGCTTTCTATATAATTTTATGAATCCTTCATCCATCCCTCATGCCCCCTATTTTGCGTCCTTGGGGGTGTCCCAGTACGCCGTGCGGCACTTGGAACACTGCCTGACTTGTGAATGATGCTTGACAGGTATCCACTTGTGTCCACACCTCTGACACGTTAATTCGTAAATCTCGACAGTCATCTTTCTGATCGGTGCGTCCATTGCTCTCTCTCCTCTGTGTTGTGTATCGTTGATATGAATACTACACGTATATCTATGTGGTGTCAACACCTAATGTAAGTTTCTGGCCAAGCGAAAGGGCGAGCCTTGCGACCCGCCCCGGTGGGGGTTAAAATTAGTTATATGTTAGCGGCAGTGCCCAGAGCACCGATGCCCAGCATGAATCCGAAGTCATACCATCCACCGTTGTTATAAATGGCATAGATGGATGTTGAATCGCTAAAGAGCGACACCAGCCACGCGAAAGGGGCAATCGTTCCGTGCTGCAATCCATACCAGAACCCCACTTGTTCAGCACCTATGGCCTGCTGAAATGACATGGTGTCTGCACATCCTGTCAGTGATACAGCGACCAATACCGTTGCCAACATCATTAACTTTTTCATTCTTCTCTCCTCCGCGAGTCTCCCCGCTTTGATATTAATTTTCAGCAGCGGTCATCATGGTCAATAGCGCTTGATAATCTTCCTCCTTTTGTTTAATTTGTTCATATTCGTCAGGGAACATTAAATCCATTAAGCCTATAAACTCATCTGAAACCTTAATTCTTTCAGCAAGATAATTACCAGTAGTCGTTAAGGCTTTAACAGTCTCTCCAAAAGTTCTCCCCATATTCTTCTACCCTCCGCGAGTCTCCCCGCTGCTGTGGTTAATTAGCCAATGCTTCCCTTTTCTCTCTGCGTATTCTGCGCTGCTTTTCCTCCAGATCGAAGCAGAAAACGGCACCCTTGGATACGTTGCTGATGTCCTGGATAAAGGTACACTCCGCAGCCCTCTCAGCGAAGCCTGGATCTCCTGGCCGGTAGATGATGACTGGAGGACCGTACCATGATTCGGGGTCAAGTGCTCGGGGCTTATCCTTACCGGACAGGGACATCAAGCGGTCGGTGCCTTTGCGCTTACACTGAGTGCATAGCACGTTGGGAGCTGGCTCACCCTTGGGCCATGTCTTGATAGGGTTGCTCCTGTTGCCTGTGCAGCCGTTCATGCAGCGCACTCTCGCTCGTTGATATCCGGCAGGAATCGCAGGTTTGTTGCCTTGCTTTCCGATCATGATGTCACCTCCTGGAAGATATGGCCAACCCTGCATTTATCGCATAAAACGCTGAATCCTGTAGCATCGCACCCCATGCAGCCGTGAATGCCTGGGACTGATTTGTAATTGGTGCCACCGTGACGAGTAATGCCAGCTACGTTCGGTTTTTCCTCTGCGTCTCGCATACATCCTCCAGTGTGTTGTGAAAAGCTCCGCAGCCGCTCCGGTGTGCAATCTAAACATCCAGTAGATGAGTTAGCACCGGCTCCGAATGAGGGGCTGCGGAGTTTAATTTCCTCCCCGCGCTATTGCGGGGAGGCTGCTTACCTCGGCGCAGCGCAGTCGCCAAACCACATGCTCCGAGGGTTGCGGAACTAATATTCGTTGGCTGATCCTCCGAGCGATCGGGCAAGTATGCCCTCCACCTCTCGCAGCCGCTCCACCTCTTCGATGAGAAAGGCAATGTCGGTGGGGGCGTGGGCCATCAACTGAGCGTTGGCATCTAACTCTGCGTCTTGTGCCTCGTGTAGCTGCCTTGCGGACTGCACTCCGGCCGAAAATCTGTTGACGAGGTGTTCGGAGTTGGTGGATTGAACGAGCTTGTAAACGAGCTTCCCGTCAACGTTCCATGGTCCTGGAGATGCCTTTTGGAGGCGTTCCTTGATTTGTTGCAGCATGTCCCTCGTCTCCCTTACTGGTTAGATGCTTCTCGTTCTCTCGCCAACTTCGTTAAACCCTCCTGCCCTTCCTTCGGCATTTCTGCGATCTCCTTGCGGTAATCATTCAGCACTGACTGAGCTTTGTTGGGAGGGAATGCTGCAATCTTCTTGGAGATGATGGCGTATTGTGCCCTGCTGGAGGCGCCATTGTCTTGCCTGTCTTCCTGCTTGGCCTGCGGAGGTTTGCCTTGAGGGCCCTGCCCCCCTTGCTCGTCTCCGTATCTGCTTTCGTCTGCAATGCCTGTTTCCAGCATAAACGTTTTGAGGATAACCATCTTGGAGGCGTAGGACATGGTTTTACCAGGGCCCTTATCCCCGCCGTCATCTCCATGGGCCTCGGCTGAAGCTGTGAACTTATCGGTGGGATCATCGATGTTCACGAAAGTGACATCGTAAAACGCTTCGTACCTTATTTTAGGTTTTCCGGTGGCGGTTTCTCCTGGTACGACCTTTCCTGCACCTACCTGACTTGTTACGATCAGGATACCGTGGTCAACGCATGACTTTCTGACCAGGGCTATCACGGCATCGTGGGATACGGCCTTATATTTGTTCTGTCCGAACCCAACCTCGGCGTCCTTCTTGACATAGGATACTTCCTTCATCACAGCGTTGATGCGTTGGTAAATATTAAGCGCCATCTTCTCCCCCTATTCCCTCTCCATGCTGCAATTAACGCATTGGGTTCCGGTGCTGTCGTAGCTCTGTCGGGGCGTGTGGCAGTCGGGGCATGTCACGGTATGCATCGGAGCGTCTAAGCGTCTCCTGATGGCCTCTGCCGAGCTCAAATAGTGATCCAGTGACGCCCACTCCAATTCTATCCGCCACTCTTGCATCTTTTCATCGTTGTGCATCCAGCGCCAGCCATATGATACTGGGCATAGAAGCTTAGGCTCACCGTGCTTTGCGCGGAGCAGGACATGGACACTGCGGCACTGTGGGCACCATGCCGTCTGTTCGACCCAATCCTGCTTTTCGTGGCTCCATAGCTTGCCCATGGCTTACTCCGGTGCTTCGGTGGTGTCTGGGGCCGAGGAGTCAATGGCCTGCTGTATAAGGAGCAATGCCTGCTCCCAGGTTGCGCCCTTGTGATGGTTCATGCCGGAGATATAGACCGAGCATGTCGCTTCTGACTTATCACTTATACCATCGCCGAACGTGACAAGCTCGTAACTGAGTGAGTGATATTTTCCGACCGCCATCTTCTTGAGCTTTTTTGCTGCTGCCTTGAATGTCATTTCTGTCTCTCCCCGGCAAGTATGCCAACAGGTATCTCGTTGATGCCACCACCGAACGATACATCTCCGATACTGACACCCATGGGCTTCTTAGGCTTATGCCTGCGGTCAAAACTGCCCCAGATTGACTCAATGTCTTCTCGGTGCTGCTCGGGTGTGATGGTGCTGAAGTTGAAGGTCATGCTACCTCCTCGCCATGTTGCCCATCTGGATTCCCGACCGCATCAGCTCCGCCGTCCTTGCCGTGTCCGCCGCATCCGCACGGTTGCCGTAAGCTTGCCCCAGGAGAGCCGCCGATAGAATCGCAGCGACAAGCACCGCAAGGGCAGCGAACTTTCCAGCAGCCGTCAAAGAATGCCAGCCGTTCCGCCTTTTCTTTCGCATCGCTCACTTTTCCTCCTTCTTGTTGCGGGCCAGGAATTCCGATATTGCCGCATCCGCCACGTTCTTGATTTTCAGTCCTCGCAGATCAACATACTCCTTGAGCTGCTTATGTGTACCATTTGTGATATGTACCGATTCACGCTTGTCTGCCATGCTGCCTCCGTTTCGTTTCGTTGCGTTTGTGAGAAAAGTTATATCCTGACTCTGGCAGGCTGTCAACAAAAAAGAATAAAAAAGAATAAAAGTTGACACGCAGTACCAACGGCGCTATTCTTTCCATGTCGCTAACGATAAATAAATAGAGGAGGCGCACATGACCCACACAGTCTCAGAGCTACGCATGGCAGAGATAGATCTTGGCATCTCGGTGGCAGGTATGCCCGAAGTGGTGGGGGTTCACCCGGAAGTCTACCGGGATATGCGGTCGTATAAGCGTAGGCTGATGGCTGGTGAGGCAGTGTGGGAAAGGATCAATGACGCGCTGAAGCTGAAGCGGATAAAGGAGGGGATGTGATGGAGGATCTACGTGAACGCCTGGAAAGAGGATGGACGCTGGAGGAACATAGCGGCCTGGGTCAATGGTTCATCAGTGGCAGCAAGGAGGAGTTCAGGGATGATGAGCGGTATCTTGTAAGCCGGGAGAGTGTGATGGCGTTGGAGATGGAGGGAGTTGTCAGGGTGGAGGTGGTGGGAGGGCGCACGGTGGGGGTGTTGGTATGATGGCTAAAGGCCCCTCTGATCGGAGGGGCCTTTATGGTTTGTTCACATCTTGGTGACAGCCTTCTTATCCATCGACCGAGCCACAGAATAGCCGGTGTAACCGATCCCAAAGGTAGCCCAGAGCCCATCGGGTATCGCAGCCAGCCATGCCTTCATTCCTGCGGCGATAGCAAGGGCGGTATCGGGCCGGAATGCTGATAATATTCCCATGGGTATGGACGCCAGAATCATGATGTAGATGACATACATGAAGGATGGCCGGGCCCTGGAGGTCCAAGGGTCTGCGCTCTTGGCCTCCGCAAGGATGGCCGACATTCTAACTTCCAGCTCTTTAAGTTCCCCCGCCTGTTGCATTCTCAAGAGTTCGGCCCTAGCCCTGGCAGCGTTCTCAGGGTCAGGAAAGAACTTGTCTATGAGCTTTCCGCCAATGCCGAGTATTCCGCTAATGGTGATCGGGTCCATTTATCTCTCCCTTATCTCTATTTCGATGTCTTCGCCCCTATCAAGGGCAATAAGAATCAGTTGGTACAGGTCGGTGTAGGCCTGCCGGGAAGCGAAGACCTGATGCTCTCCGTTGACCTTGTGAGCTTGGTAGCCGACAAGGATGCAGCCTTCCGTGTGCCCTTCGTTGTTGCCGGTGTGGATGTAGATCCATTCGAATCCTGGCACGTCCTGGAGATGGATCATTCCCCGATGAAATGAATATTTGACGAGATATTTATTATGCATTCCACCAGCGTCCCGCAGCTTTATAGCATATGTGCCTGCTGGTACTCTCGTTTCACCCTTGACCTTCACTTCCCGCTTTTCATCCTCGCAGGTGTAACAGAAAAAGCGGTCGTTAACGTACAGAATGCCTCCAGTGGAATCACTCCCATTTGCGTATCTGGACATTGTGAGCTTCATTTAGGACGGATCATCAGAGCGAACACCAAGCCATAATTGGGTGCTGTCGAGAATGAATTGGCCAAAATTGGCATCGTTTACATCAGCCTTAAGCAATACAGTTAAATCTCCAGATCCATCAGTTTTGTATGTTCTGAATAATTTCCTCCATTCATCCTGAGTTACGGCGAAATTGATCTGAGGAGATCTGAAATCATGAGATCCTATGGATTGAGACAAAAAAATCTTATCAGTATTAGCAGCAGAGACTTGTGCCCAACATACAAATGTATATTTTTGATTAGAAAGTAGACCTGCAAAATCCCACTTCAAGCCAAAATTATCTTTGGCATTTACAGTCATAGCACGGTTTCCTGTTAAATATGTCACAAGGTTTTGTGCTGAAGACATATCACCAGGGTCATTGCTGATCTGTGCAGGGAATCCGCTGCTAATGAAGGGAAGAGCTATGTATCTCTCTTTGGGCATGTGATATCTATCCTCATCCACAACAGTAATCTTTCCGCTATAATTCAATCCGAAGTCGGCCATATCGTTTTCGGAAGTTGATTGCTGATGCAAGTTGAAAATAGATATGTCATTTTCAACCGTGGGATCTTTGGTAAATATGCCAGCGTTGGCATTGCCAAAACTTATATTATCAAAAGTTCCTTGCGTTACATTGTCAATATAAATACTCCCAGCTGCTAAATTGAGGTCTCTAACAGAAATATTTGTACCGTTTTCGATTAAAATGGATTCTTGCCTGCCGACAGTGCCAGGTTGATCTATTTGCTCTATCCATCCGGCTTCTATCCCTATTTTCCTGACGCTAGTCATTCTTATAGCTGTTCGCATTTTCCGAGTATCGCTTGCACCTGCAATATTGAAATTCTTGATAGTTAAAACTTCGGTGTCGCCTGTTCCAGGCGTATTGATTGCAACTCCTTCAAAAAATCCACCGATAATATCTAAACCATCCATGAATACAGTATTGCCGTTGCAAGTAATGCTTGTTGCTCCTGCGGCTATGGAGGCGGCAGAATCTGTTAAAATATGGTGATGATAATCTCGCACGGATGCTTTTGCAAAAACATCTCCTCCTAGAAAAATCCCATGATACAAACCCCATACATATGTTTGCTCTATAGTCATTCCTCGTAGGCTTGAATCTACTTTAAGCAATCCTATATCCACAGTAGGAGCAGACTCCATGAAGGGCTCCACAAGCCTCATTTTACCAAAAAATCCCATTACGACATTGACACTCTCAAATACCCACTGTGTCGATCCTGTAACCGAGAAGACTGGAACAATTTGCGTACTGGCACCATCACCGAAAATACTTCGTCTTTTATCTAATGCCTCAAATGTAATAGGTGTAGTTAATTTATATGTTCCAAGTGGGATATGAACATCAACGCTATTATCAAACGTAGCTTGAAACGCACCACTATCATCTGATGCTATAGCACCAGTGCCTTCAGCCCCAAACATATAAACATTTGTTGTGCACGAAAATATCCTAACCCAACAACCCGTACCTGACCCACCGCCTTGCGCTGCGAGAAAAGCATCTCTAGTTGATGGACTTCCATCAAAACCACCAATGTTGTCTGGATCAATAATTGTTCCGCCATTAGCAAGGGTTTTATCCAACTCGGTTTGCCAAACAAATAACCCTCCCCCTTTAAATTTAGATTGAGGAAAAGTGACAAAAAAACCTAAAACATCTGTTGTGTCTCCGTCTGTAGGATTCAAAATACTTACAAGTCCAAATATATCTTCAACCTCTTCATTTTGAGTGAATCCAGCAACATTGGGGACAAAATAAATTTGACTTCCTTGTTTATCCAAAACTTTTAAGGAATGGTTTCCTTCAGCCAAAATAGTGACAGGGGATCCATTGAATAGTGGTACTCCCCCAGAGCCTGTGGATATTGGTTGAGAAATAGGAGTAATATCTCCGTTTTCTTCTTGAATACTGATCTGTTTTTGATTTCCCAATATTTCAGGATCAAGATCGGGAATGCCTACAAATATATCTGCATTGGAGATAGGTCTACCAATTGATGGGCTGGGAAAATACCCCGGCGAAAGTTGAACAATTTTGAGAGACATAAATCAATTCTCCTCTTCTCTTTCGATGATTGCAGCAATCCCGAGAGTTGCGGCAATCTGTGGATAATCTCTAGATATGAGCTGAGCCATTTCTTTGACTTGAGGCTTTGCGTCCAAGGACTTCTTAGCCTGCTGACGAGCCGTTGCGCTTCGCCCTGCCATCTGTGCTACCTCAAATACTTCCCTGACGAATGGAACCTTCAGGGATATGCTGTAAATTCCGATCTTGTTGAGAGCGTCGATGAAGAATCCTGCGGATCCCTTCGGAACAGCTCCTCCCGGTGGGATGATGTCTTGTGCCCTCTCGTAAACATTCTTGATCCTCTTGAGGGCCTTAGCGTCTCCATCGAAAAGCATCTCAAGCTTAGGCAGCATTTTTTCGTATTGTTTGGAGAATGGATCGGCACCGAAAATGCGCTGCCCGCTAACCTGCCTGTATTGGGAGGTGAAGGCCGAATCTATGAGGTCTAGGACAGCCCTTCCCTTCATCTCGTCAATCGCCTTGGCGCCAAGAGCTCCTCCTTTTTTGAGCGAAGTCAAGACTCGATCAAGGTTCTCGATGGGCTCATTCGGATTCATGACCTTCTGGTAAGCCTTGCTAACTTCGACCTTTGGCTGGGTGGAGCCACGCTTTACTGAATCAATCAGCTTGGAGGTGATTTTAGCTTCGTCGAATTCGGTCTTGAGAGCAACATTCGACAACCTTGCGGCCTTGGCTGTCTCTGCTATCTTGCCTCCTGCCCCTTCCATGGCCTCAGTCACCAAGTCAATTTCATTGTCTAGGGCTCTCTTCAGGGGGCCAGTGACTACGCTAATAGCACCCGTTTGATCGCTGCGCTCAATTGCTCCGAGTCGCTTCCTGAGACTCTCAAAGTTCTCCAGGCCAAGCGGGTCAGATGTTACGCCACGCTTGGCGGCGCTCTCAACAGCTTCTTGGCCCTGCTCGATTCCAAATTCGACCAGGATGTCATTCAGAGCCTTGAATTGATTAGGTGCAAGTGATGCGATATCCCGGAGAGTTCCCCGGTCTGGCAAGGCGTTGTAGATGTCATGAGTAGCCACAGGCACCGTGTCAACTTCTTTCGCCTCTTCTGCCAGTCTGCCGTACAGTTCTTTCCTGTCGGCCTTGAGAGTCTTCCTGCGGCCACTGAGGGCATCCTTCATTGCCTCGCCAGTCTCCCCGGTGACTCCCATGGCGTCAACGATGCTGTCAAGCTCTCCCCTGATGGCCTCGCTCTGCTGTTTGAAGACTTGGCGCACAGGCTCACCGGCTGCTTCTGTGCCGGATTCGATAAGCCCCTGCTCAAGCTTCCTCTGTGCGAACTCCTTGCTGATTTGGCCCTTTAGTGCCGGGGCTCCAATCTGCTCAAAGCCTGCCAGCCTTGCGGCCTGCTCCGGTATCGTGCCAGGTTCCAGCTTGGCTATTAGGTCCTGGGCGTCAAGCTTCATGTCTTCCCAGGTCATGCCAGCCTTCTCTAGGGCGTCCGCCATTTCGTCGGTAGGCATTCCATCGGGTCGGACAAGAGAGCCCTTGGGCTGCTTGCCTGTTACCTTGCGAACAATCTTACCGCCAAGGCGACCAACAACGGGAATAAGAAGCTCCGCGCCACCCGCCACCAATCCACCGAAACCCGCTGCTTTTGCTGTGTCTTCAAATCCTGCCTCCTCTGCTCCTGCTAGGATGCCTCCTTCTAATGCGCCTATACCGGCTGTCCCGGCAACTCTAGCGGACAACCCAACAGGTCCAGCCAATGCAGGTATTGCCCGCGCTCCTAATGCTCTTACACCACCAGCAATGGGCCCTAGAGCAGCAAAAGGTGCTGCTTCTCCCGCGACTTCGCCCACGAAAGTAGATATAGGCCGCTCACGCTCCAGGGCCTCGTAAGCCTCTCGCTCGACTTCGCCTGCTGGCTCTATGATGCCAAGTCCGCGCCCAATGTCGTACATGCCTTTCCCGGCTGCAATGAAGCCCGCTTGGATAGGTCCTATCTCCTGCGCTATCTCCCTTATTGCTTCCTGCCGTGCCGTGAGGGGTGCCTCTACTGCTTGCGCCGGGGCTTCGCTGATGCCCACAACGGCCCTCGACGGAGGCTGATAGCCTTGGGGAATGTCGGACGTTGCCGCCTGTTCAACGGGAAGGCCTCCGTACTTGCTGCCCTGCTGTGTCGTTGGGATTCCGCCGTATTTGCTTGCCATTATGGTTTCCTGTATTGTACGCCGTCTTCAACAAACAGCGCGCCGGAAGGCAGGGCATCATATTGCGCTTGAGATGTCACACTTGATGGCTGGGCCTCTTCCTCTGTAACTCTGCCACCTCCAAGAGCCCCCTCTTCTCCTATGTCTAATTTCGCTCTTACGATTCGGTCGATGGCCGTGATCTTGGCTGTTCTAGCTTCAGGCAGATCTTTACGTGTAGGCACCATCTTCATAAGCAGTTCTTGGTCTTTGTCGGTGAATATGCCCTCTCCTGCGGTTCTAAACATCTGCTTCAGAACAGGGGCCATAACAGCGATTGCGCCCTCTGCAATCTGACTGTTCGCAGTTATGGCGGGGATGAATCCAACCATAGGCCCTGTTGCTGTGCCACTCATAGCAGCAGCCAGATTGCTCATTGCTCCGTTGTAGACTTCCCATGCCGATATGTTTGATTTCTGCGTAACTAACTCACTAGCCGCTGCATTAGCCTGATTCTTTGCCGCGACAACGGCTCCAGCCACTAGCGGTTCCAAGCCTAATTTAGCCTCAAGTTTTGCAGCCTCGGTTGCGAATGATTTTTCAGCTTTAAGTTTTGCGCTCTCTGTCGCACGAGGAGACAGACCCAGCTTGATGCGTTTTGCTTTTGCCTTATCTTCGGGGGGTAAGTTTGCCGTCAAATACTCAAAACTCTGGATGTCGGCAGTGCCTAGTAATGATTTAGTTGCCGCCTCCTCTGCCTCTTTACCGCTGGCAGTTCGATAGGACTTGTAGCCTTCCGGGTCAAGCATTGAATACGCAGTCTCGACGGATTTCCTGTAAGATTCAGGGTCTTCTCTAAATCTTTTAAGTTCCAGAATGGTGTCAGATGGATTGCCGCCTGCCTCCACTATGGTGCTAACCCTGTCGGTCAAATATTTTTCGGTACCTTCTGGGTCTGACATTGTTTTCTGGAGTGTCTTGATAACGTCTTGCTCTGTCCCTTTTGCTGTAATATCCATTTGCTCCAGTATGGATTTGCCTATATCTGGATTAGAAATAGAAAACTCCGCTATCTCATCAGGTGTCCCTTCTCTGAGGAGTCTAGCGCCTTCCTCTTTTAACTCTTGGCCCTTCTTGAGAGCGACGCGAGCTTTCAAGGCAGTACCAAGGCCTGCAAGCCCCTTGCCTATTTCGGGGCCATACCCTCCGAGAGGTTCGACATAAAAAGGGTTTCCGTTGGACATATCGTCACCTCAAATAAAGAGTTTAGCAGCTTGAAGCCCGAGGCCAGCCACTTGACCTATTCCTGATTGTCTAGCCTGGCCAGCGGCGGTAATTCCAGAGGCTAGAGTTTGGCCTACCCCGGCTATTCCACCGGCTATCTGCGGAGCGTAGGAGGGTAGGTTTGCCAGACCAGTAAGACCGCCCACCCTCTCCTGATAGAGCCCCCTCAATACGTCCTGGTTGACCCTAGCAAGGTTTTCACTAGTGGATCCTGATCTGAGTCCGCCTGTAGCACTTGCGCCCCTTAGCACGGCCTCTTCTCCTGCCCCTACAAGCTCTGAATAGAATGGATCTGTTCGGAGGCCTGCTATAAACTCTTCTCGACCTGCCCCAGGCACCGCACCTTCCTCTCCCGCCCCAAAGCCAGGAAGACCATAAATTGATCCTAGCTGGGAGAGTGCGCTCTCTCTGAGTTCTTGAGGTAGGGCTTCGGTTTCCCTGAGATACTGAAGAGCTTCTTCTTGAGAAGCCGCAGAAACTTCAGATGCTTCTCCTGCTGCTTTAGCTGCCGTCTTGCCCCTTATATCGTCCCATGCTTTCTGCACAAAACTCATGCCGCCACCTCCCAACTATTTTTGCGTTCTGTTTTGACTCGGTGTCTTTTATGTCCATAGTCCCTATAATGTGGAAGCCACATTTAAGGGCTAGATTTACCACTGACCTTGGGCCGACAACCCCCATTATGATCTTGCACCATGGGAAGTCTAGAAATATTTTGCTGCAAAATCTATCTACAGCCTCCCGGAGCTTGCTCTTCCCGGTCCTGTCTGCGGCTATATGGATAGTGACCGCATCGCCCTGTCGTGTCGCAGAGAAGAAGACCGACCCATTACCTGGAATGTATCTGAAGACCAAATAGTCGGAGGTTACGGGTAACCCCAGACGTTCAGCTTCCTGCATGTCTGACATCTCTTGAAACATTGGTGCATTGTCTCACATTATCGAGAATCTCACAACCTGACTATCAATACTTTCCTAGGAATCATCGTCACCCTCCAAACAGCCTGCCTTGAGCTTTTATCTTGAACTCATCCAGAGGCGTAGTATCGTCTTGGTTCAGTCCTTCCAGATAGTCTCCGGTGGCTCCATCGAGGTCTGCCACGAATTGCGCCTGAGTCAGTGTCCAACGAGCAGATAACCCATACTGACCCGCTGGTGCCTTGTCAGCATACTCAACGTCAAACATGTCATCCTTCATGTCTAAATTGGTGTTCCAGTGTGTCAGTGTGGTAATTACTCCATCATTGTTAACTCTGAGTACAAATCCATTAGGAAGTGCTGACATGCCTCCGAACTTGCCGTCATCCATTGCTGTAGCGTCCAGCATTGTTGTCATAAGCCTAGTTATCTGCCAGCGTTCGCTTGACGGCGGAGCAATCCTAAATGCTATTGGTGCTGCTAGGGTACCAACATCTACCATCTGGAAATCAGTTTCGATTATACTGTCTCCAATTATTAAATCATTATCCAACGGCCTGCTGAGCGTAATCACATTTGCCACAACATTTATTATGTGAAAATGCCCCCTAGTGATAGGGTCAGATTCAATCCGCAGAAAATCACCTATGACAAATCCGGTGGAATCTACTACGTTTATATCTGTATCGCCAGCGGTTGCGGCTATCGATATAGTTGTTGAAGCTCCGAGATCTCTTCTGAAATATTCATTTATACCAGTCTGATGGACTAGGGCCAGATTGACATTTATGGCTCCCCTGAAGCTTCCTATATCCTCAACTTTATTTGTTAACTCGCTTATTGCTGATAGCCTAGCATCGACACTTGTAGCTTTCCTAGCAATGATGTTTGACATTGACACTGCATCAGCAGTAAAGAATGATATACGAACTGCATTCGTTGCATCTGGTGCAAACTCAAAGTTTCTTGACGTATATTTTGTGTTGTCTGCGCTCTCGTCTATCGTCTGCCTTACTGCGCCTGAGCTTCCTAGTAGCTCAATCTTCACATTAGAGAAGTCCCCAGATGTGGCACCTATCCCAATAGAAGACGTAAATATAGTGCGCTGGAAATGAATCAATATTATCTTAGGGTTGTTGGCCGTGCTGTCTACTATGGTCGTGTGGAGGTTATCAAATGGATCAGTTATTAACCCGCTGAAGTTTCCAATGTTGCTTTCGTCTGCCCATATGTCTTTAGAGTAAACGCTGTCTCCGTCTGTGGGTAGAGGATATTGGGCACTCACGGTTTTGTAGTTTTCCGGTGAACTACCTTCAGTCTTTATGATACATATCCCTAACTCTGCATCATCATCACTGTTTATATCGTCTTTAAGGCGATGAGAGGAAGGCTTGATGTAGTATTTATTTAGAATGGTCTGAAGTCTAAATTCTGTCTGCGGATCTCCTCCGTTGGTATAGACAATACGAAACCATTCCGCAACCCTTTGAACACTGTAATTCTTGCCAGTTGCTGCTGGAACAGTGTAAACGTCTTTGTGGTCCCAATTCGTACCATCAGACGAGAACTCGATGGATAGACCATCTACGGCTGAAGCTACATCAGAGTAAACAGAAACCTCAATAGTCCCAAAGTCAATAACGTCTTCGCCTGTACCTTCAAACGCTATTCCGGCACCAAGGAAAGCAGATGAAGAGTTGTCTGTTGACACTTTGGCGTTGTCAATGGTTTCTATTTCACGAATTCTGCTCATCAGTACCAGCCCTCTGTAGTCTCAAATGTCATAAGCAAAACTTCCGAGTCAGCAATCCTCTCGTTCGCATTCTCACCAAAAAGCTTGTCTGTCAATGCCGGGATGAGTGTAACATCATTGCCAGAAGACCCGACATTTATCATCCGGTAGTTTGTGCCATCTATGCCAACTGGAAGAGTTATTGATATAGGTCCGACATCGGTATCAATAAATAACTCCTCATCCGTAGCCAATGGTACATATGGCGAAGTGGTAACAAGGATTGTGTTTTTGATAATGTTGTTTTTTGTGTCTATCTCGCCAGCCAGCAAGATTAGGTTTTCGAGGATAGTTAAGTAGTCCTCAATAAGAGCATCCGGCCAATCGGTCAACTGCTGGAGTTCAGCAGCACTCAGGATTAGCCCCCTCAACCTCTGAGCTGTAGTCGGGTCAGCCATGTTTGATAACTGCCCTGGAGAATGCCATTCTGGATCTTGTGGCTCCTCTAAATTTGAACCCTACCCAATCGCTAACATATCCTAGCCGCCTGAGGATGAACCTCTTGCCAAATGCGCTAGGAAGCCCATACATCTCCGTCCATTCGCTGCCGTGTGTCACTCCATCGTATGTCAGAGATGTGAATATTGTGCCGTCTGATGTGCCAGTGTGCCCCGGCAAAGTCTCTATTTCGAGCTCATCAATGGAGTGCCCTTCGATCATCTGGAAAGGCGTATGCAGTAGCCATTCCGCAATATCTCCGTAGTGTGTGGCTATAGTGCTGTCCAGGATGCCAATGATGCTGGTCAGCTTGTCACCATATACCCACTCGCCTAAACGCGGCTCAAATACACCGTGCTTGGCTCTCCATGGATTGTCCCCTGCGACATCGGACTTCAGGATAGTCCACGCCTGTGCGATGCCTGCATTTTTGGCAAAGGTGAGGTTGAACTTCAGGACATGGCCGGGGAGATGGACCACGATGAAGGAGTATCCGTCCTCCTCGTAGGACTCGACTACAGCCGTTGAAAGCTCTGTTTCAGAATAGATGCCAATGATCTTGTCAATCTCCCTAGTGGCCACCTTCTCCGCCGATCCGACCCCCAGTCGATGAACCGATACAGCCTCTTCCTTCCGGCCCCCCAGAATGAACCATGCATCCCCAGCCTCTGCCTTAGCGTGAGTGCCGACGATCCCGATCTTGACGGCTCTAGTAGGGACACGCTGGAAAGCGAAGTTCGGTTGAGCCACATTGACAAAATACTCGGTGGTGTAGCGCCCGAAGACGATCACTTTGTTATCCTGGGTTTTGCCGACTCCCAAAGAGGGGTCAGGCATGAATTCTGCGGTGGCGAACTTGAGGGGGTCAATAGACGATTCGTCGGCCAGGTCGCTATGGTAAATGTAAGCGCCATCGGTGAAGAAATAGTACCCATCGACCCACACACAATCCAGCGGATCGCCAAGGTCTGAATCTGTTACCTCTCTGAATCCATTAGTGGCATCGTAAAGGTAGAACTTGCGATTAGCAACCACGCCCTGAGTATTGAACGAGTAAGGCAAGGACACCGTGTCTGACCCAGGTACAGAACCAAGTGAGGTTACGGCACCGACAGTACTCACAGAGATCATTTCTGCTGCACTCACCCTGAAGTGCTGCGCCTGTTCCTCGTTCCATAGCCCGCCCCTATCAATTCCAATGCCTGTGCCGTACTGCCTCAACCCAGGCTCCTGAACCATGTAGCCGTCTGCCCCGAATATCTGTCGGATAACGGCATACATGTTGACCGGCAACTGGTCACGGTAATCCGTCTCAGTGCCTATGCTGTCGCCTTTGATGAGATTGATAGGGGTCTGCATCATTCCGCTCCGACTATCTGAAAGTTGATACGTCGAGTCTCTATGCGTCCGGTGCTAGTAGTCGCTATAATAGTGACTTGCTGAAAAATGTTAGTGGTAGCATCGGCGTTTCCAACTGCCTCGATCCTATACAGCACATCGGGAGACGCCAGCGAATCGCTAATGATGTTTAACCCGGTGTCTGCCGAAATAGTGTATGACTGGATGGTTTCGGCATCTCGCAGGTATGCGTCGAAATGTTCCACAAAATCATTGATGTCATCAATAGCTATCGTAACGGTAGCACATTCGAGCGGAGCCCCAGGTTGAGGATGGTAGAAACGGGCCCACCGTCCCCATCTTAGGGTGTTGCCTGCGCCTCTGGGTTGGCGGGAAGGGTAGTTGACTTGACGGATAAGGGCAGTTCTGCCACTCATATTTGAAAGGCTTTGATTCGCCTGCATGTGCAAGGTCGGAGGGACTTCTTTATTGAAGTCCGGTATGAGTCTAATGGCAAGGTTCGTGGCTATGCCGTGCCAGAATTCGCGGTTGACATTGTGCAAACTGTTGGGGTCAGGATCATCTTCAAAGCTATAACCCACGCATATGCTGCGCCCGCTCAATTCTGCCATCATGTTTTCCAGGCGCATCAGTGCAACTTCCAGATCCTCGGAGGTTGGATTTACGGTGAGGCCTGATATTCTCATCTGAGAATAAGCTTCGTTTATGAAGTCGCCCTTGAGATCGCCTTTAGCCATAATAGCCTAGTTCCTTCTTGAGACGTTTGATTCGAGCTGTGTCCCAATCCTCGATACCAGCAACCTGTGCCGCTGCGCGAATCTCTTGATTGCTCAGTTTGCCGGTCCCGTTGGAGTCTGCATCTTCTTCGGTCGGGATCTGATAGAGCGTCTGAGGGTCAGATACCCATCCTTCATCTTTCCTCTGCTGAACTTGGTTAGCTGGGAATCTGCCAACTTTGCACATGACTCCCCTGATTTCTTTTTCATCGCCGCATTTGTAGAGTACACACGCCATGGCATTCCTCATTACGGGCGGGGGCCGTTAAGCCCCCGCCGTGTGTTTAGGTGGCGGAGTCAGTACCGTAGTTGCCAGCTTCGGCAATGGTTCCGGCTCCTGTCACAATGCCAGCCTTGTTGGTAGACATGCTCCAGTTGGACGAGGAATAGTTACTGGTAGCATTGCAGACAATCGGAGTCGCCATAGTTCCGGGCCTATCGGAAGTATCGTCCATGAACCAATTTCCATGGCAGAACACATCATGCCCTGCATCCTGAACGATTCCAGCGGGACAGCCCACGAACCTGTTGAATTTGTAGACCGGATTGACTGGGTTGGTGAGGCCATTTGAGGCGGTTCGAATGCCGTAGTCTTTGCAGGACGTAGAGAAGAAGCAGCCTTCAATAACGGACCCATCTTCGCCAAGATCCAGGACTCCACCAAGAGAGCCATCATCCACGTCTCGAATAAAGCTGCATCCGACAGCCTTGTTCCCAAAGCTGGCAGTACCATTCACTCCGAGCGACAGGCTCGGGAAGAGAGGGTCATGCGTGAACATGCCCAACCCTTCGATAGTGTTGTTGCTGCCGGTGGAGGTCAATGCAGGAGCACCGGAAGGCCCGTCAAAGCCGCCAGCCGTAGCACTTCCGTACAAGACTGTGGAATCGTGAGAGCCTGGAGCGGCTGCGATGATATGGCAATCACTTGCGGTGAGGGTGAGCGGAGTCTCAGAGTACCACCCTTCGTCAACGACAATAACCGTATTCCGCCCACGGGTCGGGAATTGAGCCAGATCATACGCGAGGTTTACCGCAGCAACTGCCTCTCCGATTGTGACGAAAGCCTCGTCCCACGACTTCCCATCGCCAGACTTTCCCACGTTGCGAGAGACATAATAGGTGTTTTCGGGGGGAACAAGACTAGCCGCAAGGCTGGCGATCACCCTATTGGTAGTCTCAAGAGTTGTGCATGTTTGGACGAATTTCTTAGTAGTCATAGCGTTCTCCTCACTGCGGCGGGGGTTTTGAGGCCCCCGCCGTTGGCTTAGAAGGAAATGGCAACACCGTTTGCCGAAGGGTTGGCATTAGTGAGGCCGTACCAAGTAAAGAGGCGGCACTTGAAGTTGAGAGTGTCGATATCTCCGTCGTATGCCATGTACATCTTCTGGCCGTTTTTCATGGTGCTGGAGATAACCTTCATCCCGCCGAACTCGCTGAGGAGCTGAATGGGGGCATCACCTCCGAGAACCTCGATGGAATTCTTGCACCAGAAGATATTGACCTTGGCGCTGGCATCGACGTTGAGACGGTCAACAGTTGCAGTGTTGAGGATCTGGGTGTCGATGTTGGCATAAGCCGCTTCCAGGTCAGAGAGTGCAGAATCATCCAGGGCAATCGGCTTCGGGAACACCTGAATGGTGGTTCCGTCAGGGATGGCCGTAATGACAAAGGTCATGGCCTCCCCGCTGGGGTTCTTGTCGGCAAGTCCGACAGACTGCACCGGCACGGCGCTGTTGGAAAAGGAAATTCTATCTCCAACATTGTACGATGCGGTCGCCGTGACTGCGATGGTGCCGATACGATAGTCCACATTGGTGACAACGCCGGTGGTTGCATTGACGCTACCGCCTTCGGGCACCTCGCTTACATCTGCCGTGACGGTCGTTGCAGGGTTAGCCCCTCCGGTGAGGTTGGGGAGATAAGAGCCAGTCATAACGTCGAATTCTGCAACGTTAGTGCCGATCTGCCCCTTGACCCACGCCTGATCCTCGGGGCGGCCCTGGAGGGTCTGCCGTGCAGCAAGATCGCTGGAGTAGGTCAGGGTGTCCCTGTCGTTGAGGCAGAAGTAACGCATGTCAGGAGCCGACTGCCGCTCATTGAGGATGGCCTGACCCTCAGCGATGAAGGGATAACCACTGGACGCATTGGACCGGTAGAAAAGAGAGCCGGTATTTGCAACCAGAGCCGCAATCCTCTTGTTGAGCTCGGTTGCCTGCCTCATGCCCGACTGCTCGCCACGACGCTCCCAGAACTGGAGGTCACGGAGATCATCGACGCGCTGCGTAAAGACATCATTCGCGGGAGTGCCGAGGATAGCCGGGTAGGTTTCCTCAATGATGTCGGTAGCTTTGCCCGAAACATCAAAACCGTCGATGATCGGCGCATGTTGCTGCACCGGTCGCCAAATGAAGTTGTTGCTGTTCTGCATCCTGTCACTAGGGGGCTCGAAGTGATTCACCAGCCCGAGGAGCTGCTCCTGATGCTCGTAAGTTTCGATGGTCTTCTCAAAGAGGACCTCAACAATCTTTCCTGTATCTGCCATTTCTTGACTCCTTACCAGTCGCTAGGGTCAAGCCCTGCCTTCCTTGCTGCTTTCCGTGCATCGTATCGTGCCTGGGGATTGCCTTTCGCAGCCTGATACGTCTTTCTCAATGCTTTGGCTTCGGCTGACACTGGCACGGCTGATCCACCTTTAAGCTGCGTTGCAGGCTTAGGTGCTTGACTGTTTCGTTTTTTAGGTGCGGTGACTTCGCCGCTCATCCTGCCGAGAAATGCAACAGCTTTCATGCCGGTGGGATCCGACAAAAGGGCCTGCTGGAGCTGCGCAGTCTTGCCCTTGTTTCTGCCCACGTAGAGCATGACTTTTTCCGAACCCTCACCGATGGAGTTGATGAGTTGGTCAGTAACCAAATCGCCTTGGTTCGGCATAATCTGTTCGATGGCTGTCCTTACCGCAAGGTCTGCCTGTTGATAGACTTCTGCGGTGATGCCATATTTCTCAGCCAGGGTTGCGGCCCTTTCATAATGCTGATCTACGGCGGCGGTAAATGCTTCCTTGGCTTGCTCCTGCTGGGCTGTCTGTGCCTGCCCGTTGGTCGCCTTCTGCACCGTTGCCAGGGTCTTGGCCTCGATGTATTCGTCAAGAGCTTCCCCGTACTCATCGGTGGTGTCGAAATCGTTGAGCATGGGCCGCTTAATGGCTTGGTGCGAGTCGTGACTTGCTGCCGGAGCCAACCTTTGCGTCTTCAGTTTCTCGATTTCGGCTCGGAGATCTGCAACTTCATCGTTGCTCTTTTCGAGCTTAGCGCGCAGCTTTCTCTTTGCCGCTGCGATATCGCTTCCGGTGAATGCCTTTTCGCCGCCTTCTTCCTGCGATGTCTGTTCATCGCTGAGCATCCAGGGCTCTGATTCGATGGTATCGTCTTCCCCGCCAGGTTCCGCAACCTTGCCGGGTTCGTCCGTTGCCACCTCATCCGCTACAATCTCTTCCTCTTCCGCCTCAGCCTGCGGAGGCTTTGCGGCTTCAAGTTCTTTTGCAGCGTTTTGCTCCTTCAGCTCTGCCAGAGTCATACTCATCAACGTTGTCCTCTCGTCGTTGCCACGATAGCCCCATTTGCGCTATGGGTAGCGTTGCGTTTAACCAGGACGCCTCTGTAGGGTGGTGCTATAGTCTGGGCTGATTCACACTAGCCCGAAAACCTGATGCTTTAGCGGCATTCTCAAGCTGCTTGCCGAATGTCTCTATTTTTTTATATCTGATGTCTGCTCCAGCCTTCTCAGCGTCAACTTGGCTATTCATTCTGCCGGTCTGAGCTTCAAAGACAGACACTTGGAGCTTACCTTGCTCGTTGACAATCTTGGCTTTCGTCTCGACACCCTTCCGCTGGGCCTCCATCAACGCCGCATCGCCCTTCTTGTCCTCTGCCATGGCAAGTACCATGTTGGGATCATCTTGGCCCTGTGAGGCTTCCTGCGCCTGCTGGACAATGGCCTTGTCTTCGTCTGTCTCAGGCTCTTTGATGCCGGTGAGGAGGAGCTGCTTATTGGCATATTTGCGCATGTCCTCGAAGTAGATACCATCCATCAGCATAATGTACTTCAGCATGAGAGCGTTCCCCATGGGGTCGCCAGTAGGAAGTCTGCTGATGAGGGTTTCGAGAGAGTCGCGGTCTTGCTGCTTCTGGGATGTGTAGGAAGGCCCAATGTCGGCAAATACCTCAAACTCCATGTTGGTGATGTCGTTAAGGACGGTAGGCTCACCCGTCTCCTTGTCGATCACCATCTCCATAATCTGCACGTTCTCCCTAGCCCCATCCGGCTTGGTGATAGTCACATTCCGGGGGGCGTCGTGAATCTCTGATGCCATGGAAGCGTAGATAACGGCATCCCTGCGCCTTGCGTGTTTCCGGTTCGTCTGGTAGACCATGCTTTGCTGATCGAGACGGTTCTGGAGGGCATACACGGCCTTACCGGACAGGTCAGGATCCGCTATGTCTTGAGGAAGGCCAGGGTTAGCAACATCGGCCACGGCTTCACGGGAGAGGTTGATTGATGCAATGAGTGCAGAGGGTATAGGCTGCTCGGGCATCCGTGCAGGATCGCCCATGTTAAGAGGCTCTCCGTTTGCCGAGAGTCTATTTCTCAGGTAATACGGCAGATTGTTTTCTGACCCGGCCTCCTCATACATATGCTCAAAGCCTTGAATCTCTTCCGGGAAGAAGATGGGCTTAGGCCGGGGCGAACGACTTACGATGTCGGCAAGGTAGGACATCTGGAAATTACGGAGACGCTGTGGGTCTTTGGCAAGGCGGGTGATGCCTTCGTAATACTCTTCACCTTCGATGAAGGCACGTTCCCCGTACTCTGGAACCACAGGGATATTCTCACCTGCTATTACCTCGCCTACCCTATCGCCATCTTCCCCTATTTCACCGTTGAGAATATCACTGCCAGAAGCTATGTACTTAGTGACCTGCCACCGCTCAATGACTTTTTCCGACTCGATGGTGTAACCAGAGTCAATCATGTCATCCATTACATCTTCGAGATCCGACTCCCGAAGCTGCAACGTCTGGTCGAACGGATCAACCATAGTTAAAATTTTGTCTTTGACTTTCTCGCGGTGATAGAATTCCGTAACGTAAACCTTGGCATTCTCTCCGAACCAGGGGAACACGTAGGACTCATCGGGCGAAGCAAAGGATGGACCCATGCCCGTAGACTCTTCGCCGGTCAAGTCTTCAACGAGCTTGTTGTATCCGTCTTCCGAATAGGTATAGAGTACAGACACATAATCGGCGTCTGACTTGTCGGCCAGCTTCGCGTTGGGGTCCCAGAAGAGGCCGTTGTTGGCTTCATAGACAGGCTTGCGGAGGATTACCTGGTGGTTGTCGCCACTACGCGTAGACTCGTAATCGGTGTAGAGGACCCAAGCACCTACGCCACACACAACAGCCTCGTTGTCGGCATTGCCAAAGGACTCTATAGCTTGGTTGTTGCGGAGACTGGACAGATACAGGCCGTCGATGAGGTCAGCACCATCGTCTCGGCTGTCGGCTTTGGGAGAGAAGTCTATAGAGACGGGATTGGAGGCAAGGTCAGCCATGATCTGCCTGCCAGCTTTGCGGATGATGTTGAATTCACCACGGAAGAGGCTTTGCGAGTCAGACAGGGAGTTGTCATCCCATTGCGTTATCCAATAGAAGGTGCTGTCATTAGCTGCCTGTTCGCGGACAACCTGACCGTGCGAAAAGGCTTTATCGTGAAGCGACTTTAGTTTCTTTAGATCCATATGCCGCACGGCCCCCTGATACGTTGCGCCTAATGCGGCTATATTAGCATTTCGTTTCGTTTATCGCAATGGTTATTATTTAGGCACAAAGAAAGGCGGCCCCGGATTGGGAACCGCCCTTCTTCTGCAAATATCCGTGTTGTTGTAGGTGCTATTATGCGCTCAATCCGTAGTTGCCTTGTCTTATAACGTTCTCCATTTCCTCTGTTAGTACGACAGCATATAACGTTGGCTCTTCTTTCCCGTCTTTCGTGAGGTGCAATATTTCAAATTTAGATGTTGATATGAGTATCTTTCTCCCGTCTTCAAGGTAGCCTATGTGCATCACCTGATTCCACCTTCCTGGCTTGTCAACTCCTCCAACCTCTTCCGCGCAAGCCTCCCCGGTGGCTTGTTCCCACGCTCCCAATGGCACACAGCCTGACCCAGGACGCCGCAGTAGTCGCCTAGCTCGGTCTGCGTCCATCCTTTGCGGAGGCGGATGGCCTTGATGTCTTGTGGTGTCATTTCCAGAACCTCCACCATGGGTTTTTTGGGCTCTCTGGCTGGGGACTAGATGGTCGGGGTTCTATAGCTCCAACTCCTTGCAATAATGATGACACATATGCGGTGCGCGCTCGCTCGGCATCCCTAAGACGCTGCATGCCTGGGCTGTATGCACGGGTCTGTGATTCATCCTTCCGCCTCTTCCACTCATGGATGCAGTAGCAGCCGGGGGTTAGGTTTTTCATTGGGCCTCCGTTTTAACTAAGTACTTAGACGGTTCACATGTCAGCCAAAACACTTGTTCTTCTGTTTTTATTTCGTCTGCCAGTTGAGTGCCCTTGTATCTCCAGTAATAACATCTGCCTGTACCGTCATTGTGTACGCGAGCCACTCCTTGGGCCGCCGAGTTTGACCATGCCACATAATCCCAGCCAAACAGTCTGTTAAGAACATACCACATTATTATGCCCTCCTCTCGTTAGTGTGTACCTAACCATAACTTACCCTAGAGCTATCGTCAAGCGAAAAGTCAGCACAAAAAAGGCCCCCGTCGTGGGAGCCTCTTCTGTGTGGATGTCGGGTTGTGTTTATCTTCGCCGCTCCCTGGCCTTCAACGGCTGCGGCATCCTCACCTTTGTCGGGGCTCCTATACTGCCCTTGGCCTTGGCGTACCTACTCATCATTATAGCATACCTTACTGGGTCCAGGAGGTCATCACGCACCTTGACTATCTTGCCTCCCTCGTCTCGGTGGTACTGCCTCCACTCGTCCATGAAATCATTCTGCCCCCGGAATATCCTGAACAGGCCTTTGCGGGCCCTGTCCAATATCTCATAGATTCCAGCCTCCACGGAGTTACCGCCTTTCATCCATGTCGCATGGCTTTCGACCATTTTGAACCCGGCTTTGACGTAATGGTCCTTTAACTGCACGGAGCTGTCCCTGGCCTTCTCGTGCTGTAGTCCGTCCTGGGGCCACGCTATGGGTATGTCCTTGGACCATGCCTGGGTAGCTCCGAAAGCATCGTTTGCGCTAACTTTGGAGGCCTTCCAGCTATTGACCAGATAGATAATATCGTTGTCTGGATCGATTGCCAGTTTGATTAGTCCCTGTGGATGGTCCCACCCGAAGTCTAGACCACATATGACATTCCAAAAGGCGGGGATCTCGAATGGGTCGCATTCAACGTACTCATCAGCAATGTCATAGATGCGGCCATGCCCCAGCATTGGCTCGCCCTGTGTCCTCATTTTGCGCTGATGCTCTGGGTATTGAGCGAAGAGCCGGGTTCGCTTGTCAGGAGTCATGTGAGGGGCATCGTCCCACCCTTTACGCATGAAGAACTGATCCTGGCTGGGGTCATCCATGAACTTTATAACTAGATCGGTCCTGCCGTTCTCGGGAGTGAAGGTGTAAATGATCCTGCCACCATTGCCTCTGTCTCCGTTGATCGTACGAGTCAGAACCTGGGGCCTGATGCTCTGGTCCTTCGGTTCTTCGTCTATGTGGACCCAATCGAC